TATTATTCTATAACACATTACAATCGGCAACATCAGTAGGACAAGTATACGATTATTTCTCTCCAACATACAAATAAGAATTGTTGTTTTGGTTGAAAATTTTATATTTATATTGAGAATTAATAAAATAAATTTAAAGCATATAAAATGGCAGAAAAGATAGTATCACCAGGCGTATTTACAAAAGAAAACGACCTTTCATTCTTACAACAAGGTGTAGCTGACATCGGAGCAGCATTCATAGGCCCTTTCAAAGAAGGCCCATTGGTTCCAACAATTGTAAATTCACAAGCTGAATTCGAACAACTATTTGGTAGTGTTGATGACACATATTACACTCCTTTAGCAGTACAAAATTATTTAAGAGAAGCAGGAACTGCAACTATTTGTAGAGTGGCTGGAAAAACGGGTTATACCGAAAAAGCTCCTTTATTATTAATAGCTGCATCAGGTTCACAATCAGGTGCATTGGGAGTATTGTTTAATACAAGCGGAAGTGCAGTTGGATTTGCGGGAACATTGATTTCTGATTTAGATGGTAGTGGTGATTTTTCAATGTTGTTAAGTGGTAGTGGAATTGTTGCAACTGGATATAGTGCATCTTTAGAATTATCGGATAGTGATGATATCGAATCAGTATTTGGTACATCTGCATATGGTACAAAAAGAGCTTATTCATACGCTTTCTTCAAAGAAAACGGATTTATATTTAATACGGGTTCTTACACACTTTCATCAGCTGATGGAATTTTAACTGGCTCTGTAACTAGTTCAGCATTTGCATCAAATATAAGTGCAAGTGCAGTTGTATTACCTAATCAAAAATTTAGTGGTTCTTACGGAACTGGTGAAGCTTGTGAAGCTCTTACCCCATATATACAATCTCAATTAATTTCAGGTGATAGATATGATTTATTCCAATTTGAAACAATCACTGCAGGAAACGCAGCAAATACTAAAATAAAAGTTGGTATTTCAAATGTAAAAGCAGCTGGTACAACAAACGGAACTGATTATGGTACATTTACTGTTATTGTTAGAGATTTTAATGATACTGATAAGAAAAAGAATATATTAGAAACATTCTCAAATGTAAACTTAGACCCTAACTCTCCAAACTTTATTAGTAGAGTAATTGGTGATAGAAAAAGAGAAATTGATTCAATAACAGGCAAAATAACTGAAAGTGGTGATTGGGTTAATAATTCAAAATATATTAGAATTGCTAATTTATATACAACCGCTCCAGTACAAGCCGTTCCTTTTGGACATGGTGCATACAAATTATTTGTAAACGCAGGAGATTATGACCTTCTTATTCCAAGAGTAACATTCTCAACGGGTTCGGTAGTAGATTCTTCTAAATATAGTGGTATTGATTTGGATAATAATGCAGATAACAAAATCTATATGAAGCCAGTTCCTGTAAGTGCAGGTAATGGTTTTAACGCTGTATTCTCATTAGATACTATTTGTGGATTGACATTATCATCAACAACATCTACTGAAATTGCAAAAAGACAATTTGTAGTAGCATTCCAAGAAGGTTTTGACGGATACGCACCAAACACAAACGCATCTGATATTGAGCCAGCAACAACTGCAGGTAAATTAGCATACGGAAAACATATCGCAGCTTTATCTAACGCTGACGAATATGATATCAATATGGTAGTTGCACCACATGTTAATAAAATAGACCATTCTTCAGTATTCACATCCATTTTAGATATGGTTGAACAAAGAAATGATGCATTCTTCATCGGAGAGATGGGTAATTCATCTACTTCTTTAACCGCTACAATTGGTGAATTAGGAGCAGGTTCAGTTGATTCAAATATGGTAGCAACTTACTATCCTTGGATTAAAACAATTGATGTTAATACAAATAAATTAATCACTGTACCACCATCAGTATTACTTCCAGGTGTATTCGCAGCAAACGATAGAGTAGCAGCAGAATGGTTCGCACCAGCAGGTTTGAATAGAGGTGGATTGATTGGAGCAGTTAGTGTATTAAATAGATTAACTCAATCTGAAAAAGATGATTTATACGAAAACAAAGTAAATCCAATCGTTCAGTTCCCAGGACAAGGTATCGTAGTATTCGGACAAAAGACATTACAAGATAAACCATCTGCATTAGACAGAATTAATGTAAGAAGATTATTATTAACTGTAAGAAAATACATCGCATCTACTTCAAGATATTTAGTATTTGAACAAAATACTTCTGAAACAAGAAATAGATTTTTAAATATTGTTAACCCTTATTTAGAATCAATCCAACAAAGACAAGGTTTGTACGCATTCCGTGTTGTAATGGATGATACTAATAATACTCCGGATGTAATTGATAGAAACATTATGAAAGGTGCTATCTTTTTACAACCAACTAAGACCGCTGAATTCATTCAAATTGATTTCAACATCTTACCAACTGGAGCAGCATTTAACGGATAATTTAAGAAATAGATATTTATATAAAAGAATTAAAAAATAAAGTAAAATGCCAGAAATATTAGAGTTTGATAAAATTTTCTATAAGAACTTTGAACCGAAGTTAAGTAATAGGTTCATTATGGAAATTAACGGTATAGAATCGTATATCATTAAAACTGCGAATAGACCTACATTCACATCGGAAGTTGTTGAATTAGACCATATCAATGTAAAAAGAAAGATTAAAGGAAAGTCTACATGGGATGATGTAAACATTACTCTTTATGACCCAATTGTACCATCAGGTGCACAGCAAGTTATGGAGTGGATTAGACAATCACATGAGTCATTAACAGGTAGAGATGGATACGCAGCTTTCTATAAGAAAGATATCACATTCTATATTTTAGGACCAGTAGGTGATAAAGTTGAACAATGGACTTTGAAAGGAGCATTCATCAGTTCAGCAAACTTTGGTGAATTGGATTGGGCATCAAATGACCCCGTTTCAATTGAACTTACACTTTCTTATGATTACGCTATTTTAGAATACTAATTGTATTAAAATTATAAAAGAAAGGGATACCCACAAAGTATCCCTTTTTATTTTTTTAAAAACATAATATATATAATAAACACATTAGTTATATTATGGAACAAAATATTGAACAACAAGTTACAAGAGGGTTAGGTACACAACCAACTCAAACACAAAAATCATTCGCATTTCCAACTGAAACTATATCATTACCTTCAAAGGGATTGGTATATCCAGAAAGCAATCCCCTATCAAAAGGAGAGATTACTATTAAGTTAATGACTGCAAAAGAAGAGGACATTATTACAAATCAAAATTTAATTCGTAAAGGATTACATTTGGATAAGTTATTGGAATCAGTAGTAGTTGAACCAGGAGTAAACATTAATGATTTAGTATTGGGTGATAAAAACGCAATCTTAATTACATCTAGAATATTAGCATTTGGTACTGATTATGATGTAACAATTAATGACCCAGGTGATAACGAACCTGTAAGTGTTACAATTGATTTATCTAAAATTAAGATAAAAGAAGTTGACGAATCTAAATTAAATAGAGATAACGAATACGAATTTACACTTCCAAAATCAAAAACACCAATTAAGTTTAAATTACTTACACATGGTGATGAAATTGCAATTGCAAAAGATATTGAAGCATCTGAAAAAACATTAAAACAAAGTAACGAAATTACAACTAGATATAGAAGAATGATTACAGAAGTTAATGGTACAAGAGATATTGGATATATAAGTACATATGTTGCAAATCAATTATTAGCAGCCGATTCAAAGTCTCTAAGAAAACATATATCTGAAATTACTCCTGATTTAGACTTAACATTTGAATATGAATCGTTGATTACGGGTGAAACGGAGGCACTTCGTATACCTTTTGGGGTTGACTTTTTTTACCCTGCCGACTAATTACTCTACTTTATTACATCAAAAGTTATTTCAAATTGTTTACTATGCAAATGGTGGATTCAATTGGACAGACTTATACACCATGCCTATTAAGTTTCGAGAGTTCTATTGGAGAGAATTATTAAAGACCAAAGAAGAGGAGAAAAAAGCAGCAGAAAGGGTATACAAATCAAATACTCCATCATCCAAAGCAAGAAAGAGGTAAATTGAAATAATATTATATTTATATAAGATAAATGAATACATATGCGTAAAAAAATATTAGTTAAAGAAGCCGGTTTAGTAGATTTTTTCAAAAGTTTTTTCCAAGCAAAAGCTGACGGAAGAGAAAGTCAATGGCTTCAAAGACTTCGTAAAGCTGACCCAGATTTAGCAGATACGTGGTCTGATTTTGATGATAAAGTATCTAAAAGTATGTATCAACAAAAGAGAGATTTACAATCAATGGGATTGGACACTAGTCATATAGATAAGATTATTAAACAATACGGATTAAAAAACGTCTAATTTAATCTATCATGGCAAAAGGGACACAATCAAATTCATCGTCCGGACAAAGAAGAATTACCCAACTCAAAGAAGAACAAGCATTATTACAAGAAGGTTCGGTGGCTTGGAAAAAAATAGATGCTACAATTGAGCAAATAGAAAAACGTTTAACTAATAGCGTTGAAAATATAGAAGAATTTTCGGATAGTGTAAAAAGTCTAGGTGCAGGACTTGGTAAAAATAATAAGTTATTTGAGTCTATGAGTCTTTTATCTGCAAGTATGCAGGGCTCTATGAAATCGGTTGGTTTATTTGTAAAAGAACTTGGACCCGATGCAAGTAAATTTAAAAAAGAAACATTTAAAACAGCTGATGCATATAAAAGCTTAGGAAATGTTATCGCTGTTAATTCAAAGAAATTAAAAAAGCAACAAATAACAACCAGTCAATATAATCAATCTGTATTGGATTCTTATGATGATTTGGAAGAAGCTATTGAAAGATTGGAATCACAAATGGAAGGCCTGACGGGTAAATCACTCCAATCGGCACAGGCAATAAAAAGAACATTTGAAAATCAACAAGCTTCTTTAGAAGCAGCAGCAAAAGCGGCCGAAAAAAGTAAACAAAGTATAGAAGGAATTGGATTTGTAACAAATAAATTATCATCTACCGGAATACCTGCAATTGAGGAATTTGGTGATGTTATTATGAAAGCCAAAGAAGGTGGACAAGGCCTAACATTAGCAATGGCTGCATTGGGATTTGCAGCGGGTAAAGCTGCATATGATTTAGGACTGGTAGGTGATAAGATTGGAACGATAGCAAAGTATGACCAAGAAATTGGTGACTTAACTACACAAATAGATGTATTCAATGATAAATTACGTTTGGGTATGGTAGGTGGTGGTAAAAACTTTGTAGCAGCAAAAGCAATAAACGATTTTAGTAATCAAGTTGCTAATATGGCAATGGAATTTCAAGCTGCATCTAAAACTGCATTATTTGGTAAAGGATTGGGTGGAGTTGGATATGGTGCTGCACAATTACAAATGGCAGGTATAAGTGCAGAAACGATTGCAACGTCAATGAAAGACGCATCGTCTGCAATGGGTTCAAATGTAAGTGGAAAATTTGGAGCAGATATGGCAATACTTGCAGCTAGAACAGGCCAAACATCGGAAGGAATTGCATCCATTAACGATACTTTTATGAGATTGGGTGGGGTTAGTAAAGAAACTGCCATTAGTATGCAAGAGGGTCTAAGGGCAATGGCATCACAAGCAAATATTAATTTGGGGGCATTAATGGAAGATGTTGCAGAGGCTTCAAAGGACGCATTATCATACCAACTTAAATCACCACAGGCATTAGCAAAAGCAGCAACATTTGCACAATCATTAGGAACAAAATTTACAGAGATAGCAAATGCTGGTAAAAGCATGGTTTTAAACTATAAAGATAGTATTAAAGCCGAAATGTCTTTATCTGCTATGTTGGGTAGAAGGGTTGATTTATCACAAGTTAGAGCATTATTTGCAGCCGGAAAAACGGAAGAAGCGGTTAGGGCCCTAAAGGCACAAGGATTAGACCCATCAAAAATGAATATGTTCCAACAAGAGCAACTTAAAAGTGCAACTGGTGGATTAGATTTAAATTCATTACAAAAAATAGCAACAAGGACTGGTCGAAGTGGAGGTGAATTGGGTAAGGGAGATGTTGGTGCAGAAAACCAAGTATTTTTATCAACAAAATCATCAGCAGAATCTGCAAAAGCAATAGGAGCGGCAGTTCAAGCGGCAATGACTGAAATACAAAACAAAGAATTAGACAATCAATATAATAAAGCCAAAAATCAAGCTTTAATACTTAATACAGATGGTATTGCGGATTTAACTGCACAATTAAAACAAAAAGAAGCTGAAAAATCTATAATGTCTAGTGGTTTTGGATATGGTTTAGCTGGTGCAGGTATAATGACTTTATTAACCAAAGGAAAAGGATTGGGTAAGTTGTTTGGTAAAGGTGGAATGGGTAAGTTTTTTGGCAAAGGAGGGAGCACACCACCCATATCAGCAACAGGACCAGGTAACCAATTTAGTGGATATAAGATGGTTGGTAAACATGGTAATGTTCATGATGCATCTGGTAAATTTGTATCAAGAGCAAACGCTGACGCATTTAAACAATCTCAAGGTTATGTAAAAGCAAAATCAGGAGTAATGTATAAACCAGGAACTCCACAAGCAAATGCTATAATGGCAGCAGGTAAAAATACAATAACACCTGCAGCAAGTATGACGGCAGGAGCACCCGGAATGTCATCAACATTGGCGAATACGGCAAAAACAGGTTTGGGGTCAAAAGTTACAAGTAATTTATTGAGTAGTGTTAAAGGTGTTAGTGGAGTATTAAGTGTATTAACTGCTGCATACGATTATAAGACTAGAAAAGATGCAGGACAGACTACACTTCAAGCAGGTGCAGGAACAATAGGTGGTACAGGTGGAGCGTTGGCAGGAGCAGCACTTGGTAGTGCAATTTTCCCTGTTGTAGGAACTATCATTGGAGGTGCAATTGGATATTGGGCAGGAAGTTCTCTTGCAGATGAACTTACGGGTGCAAATGAACCACAAGTAGAAGCTCAAGAAGAATTGGCCGGAACCTATGAAATGACTAATGCAGAATTGGAAGCTGAGATTGCAAATGGTAATTTATTAAATAGTAGTGAATACGCAGTTGAATTGCAACAAAAAATGTTAGAAATAATGGGATTACAGGCCGAATTTTTAAATGACATTGCGGAATCTAATAGAACTGTAACATCGGTTAATTTGGATGGTTCAAAGGTATTGAATTTATTGAATAGTAGAACTGCCAAAAACTATGGTGTTACTAGACTTACCAGTATTAATCGAAATGTTAAATAAATAATTTTTATATAAGATATTTATACTAAATAGATATCCACCCATGCCGACAATATTAGATTTATTTAAACAACAAAAAAAAGACCTATATGGCAAATCTGAAAATATCAGAATTGAAACTAGAGGTTTAATTAATCCACCAAGAGCAGCAGCATTATTGGCATCATCACCAAATAAATTGGGTGATTTTATAGGCAATCAAATTGCAGGAACAATCGGTGGAACAGCAAATAGACCATCGGATACTATATTTAGAGGAAAAGGACTATTATCAAAACCAATATCATTATTTAAAACACCAGGAGCACTTAGAAATGCAGTAGATGCGGGTACAGAATATTTTATAAAACCAGAACC